TACATCTATTCCACAACACTACTACGCATATTTAAATGATGTAGAAGAGTATGAGGAAAAAGGAGCCTTCATTTTAATGGGTATGGTAAAATCAATTAAGAGAAGCAAAGGTTGGTCAAGGGTAGAGTTGTTAGATAAAACAGGATCTGTTGGTATTTTTGATGATGAAAATACAATGATTGAGGCTGGACGTACATACATTGTATTAGTTAATGATAATAGAATTGTTTCAGCAGTCCCAGCAGATGAAGTAAAAGAATCAAAGGATGCCTTAGTTAAATTCTTAAATTATAAAATGCTTCCATTTAAAGAAGGAGAGCATTTTGTAGTTTCATTTAAGCCAAGAATTACAAAGACTGGAAAAAAGATGGCATCTCTTACACTAGCAGATTCAGGCAGAGAACTACATGCGATTACTGTATTCCCAACCTCATTTGCAAAAGCATACATGAGTATTGAAGCAGGAAATGTTTATAACTTTAAATTTGGTAAAACAAAAGATGGAACAGTGATTATGGAGGATGTATCAAATGTTTGATCAGTTAGCAGATGAATTACACAAAGAAGAAATCACAAAAGAGTTTGCAGATATTCTTATTCGCACACTAGATCTTTATGCTGGAGTAGTAAATGCAGGGTACACAAAACTTTCACTAGATCATGCCCTTATAGAAAAGGTAGAGTTTAATAGAACTCGTCCAGAAAAGCATGGGGTAAGATTCTAATGGTAGTAACAATAGAAGATGTGCTAGCACAATTAAATCCAAAATTACGAAAAACAGTAATGGCTGGAGACACAATTCCAGCAACGCAATATGCAGCAACACCTAGTTTTGGTTTAAACAAGGCTTTAAACGGAGGCCTACCATATGGCCGACAAGTGCTTATATGGGGCTCTAAGTCCTCTGCAAAGTCTTCTCTATGCCTTCAGATGATTGGCTTGGCACAAAAAGAAGGAAAGATTTGTGCTTGGATTGATGCTGAAATGTCATATGATAAAAAGTGGGCAGAAGGTCTTGGGGTAGATACATCAAAACTTATTGTTTCACAATGTAGAACAATTAATGAAATGGTAGACATTGGTACTAGTCTAATGAACGCTGGTGTAGATATGGTAGTTGTTGATAGTATTACATCACTATTGCCAGCAATTTACTTTGAAAAGGATTCTGATGAACTTAAGCAACTTGAAAATACAAAACAAATTGGTGCCGAGTCTCGTGATTTTAGCAACGCATGGAAGATGATTAACTATGCTAATAATAAAGTTAAGCCAACTCTTTTTGTACTTATTAGTCAAAGCCGTAATAATATTAGCGCTATGTATACTAGCCAGCAGCCTACTGGTGGTCAGGCTACTAAGTTCTATTCTTCTACGGTTATTAAATTGTTTTCTTCAGAATCAGACAATCAAGCAATTAAGGGGAAGATTAATGTTGGTGACAAACTTATTGAAGAAAAGATTGGTCGCAAAGTTCGCTGGGAGTTACAGTTCTCTAAAACATCTCCTGGTTTTCAAAATGGCGAGTATGACTTTTATTTTAGAGGCGATAACATTGGCATTGATGCTATTGGTGATCTTGTTGATACAGCAGAACTAGCAGGTCTTGTAACAAGAACAGGCGCTTGGTATCAACTTGAAGATGGAACAAAAGTACAAGGCAGAGAAGGCTTTATTAATAGAGTAAGAGAAGACCTTGACTTGCAAAAGTCATTAAAGGATAAACTATTAAATGGCTGAAGAAAAGTTCTTTCACGTTCCAGGACAATTTATTTGTCAAAAGTGTAAGGAAAATGTTACAGCAGCAAGATTTTGGTATGAGACTGGCGATGTTACATGGATGTGTGTAACTAAACACATATCAAGAGTAGAACTTGTTGCTAAGAAAAAGAAGAAGAAAGATTTTGGAGATGAGTGAAAGAGGAGAAAGCAAAAGGCTTGGCGCTAAACAGCACAAGAATTCTGGCAGAAACACTCATAAAGGTGATGCTACTTGGAGAAACTTTACAGTTGACTTTAAGGAATATCCAAAAGGAATTACAGTAAACAAAGATATTTGGGCTAAAGCAGTTACAGATGCTATTAGAAATGGCAACGATCCAGCAATATTTATTGTTCTTGGCGAGGGCAATTCTAAGGTAAGGCTGGCAGTAATTGAGGTAGAGATGCTAGAGCAATTAACAGAAGGGTATGAAGATGACACAGCAAAATGAATCAGGACAAACAACCATTGATATGGTTAATGGGTTGGCAGAAATTGCAGATTATATGCAAGATGAAGAGTTGACCGTTGCGCTAACAATGATTGCCAAACTCATCATTAAGCCAGACATCCCGCCACATGTGGCAAGTTTAGAAATAGTAAGGCTGCAGGCAATTGCAGCAAAAATGTCATTCAAGGCCACTTGGTTAACGAATGTAGACAAAAGTGATAGAGCAAAGAAGAATATTTACTATACTGCAGCAGAAGCAATTAACGATTTGGTCTCAGCGCTTAAGTACATAATGCGTTAACTGATATAATAGATGAAACAAGGGAAAATACTAATGACGAAGAACTTACTAAAAGAGATTATGCTTAAGCCTACCGAAGAGAATGATTCATTTGAGACAGAGAAATTTGTTGAGACTATTCAAAATGGGTACCTTGCAGATCGTGGTACAAAGTTTCAAACAAAGAAAACATTTGGTCCATCTACCATTGCATATGGTCATGGAGAATGTCCTAGATATTGGTACCTAGCATTTTCTGGTGCCAACTTTGAAGATAACAATACTCCATATGATGTAGCAAATATGACTAATGGAATTATTTCACATGAGCGTATTCTTGGAAAAGCATTTGCTGGCTCTGGAATTCTTATTGATACAGAGTTTGATTTAAGAGAATCAGATCCTCCTATTTATGGCAAGGTAGATGGTTTAGTTAAGTGGCAAGATGAAGAAGTAGTTGTTGAAGTAAAGACAACTAATGAAATGGTTTTTGAATATAGAAAAAGAACTAATAAGCCAAAGGCTGGTCACGTAATCCAGTTACTTATTTATATGAAGGTTCTAAAGAAAGCAAAAGGTGTTCTGGTTTATGAGAATAAAAATAACCATGAACTACTTGCTATACCAGTTGAAATTAATGAAAACTATATTAATTGGATAGATCAGGCATTTGAATGGATGAGAGTTGTTCGTAAGGCATGGGAAGAAAAACAACTGCCTATGAAAAACTATAGATCAAATGCAAAGATTTGCAAGAACTGCCCACTAAAGTCAGACTGCGATAAAGCAGAAGCGGGAGTTATTAAAATTGCATCTCTGGAGGAATTGAGTGAAACGATGTGATAGGTTTGAATGTGAAAACCACTTCAAACCAAAAGTAAGTTATCAGATTTATTGTAGCGAAGAATGTAGAGATCTTGCTACAAAAGATAAGATTGCTGAAAGATATCAAATAACTAAAAGACAGAAGCGATTAGGCAAAATTAGAAAGTGTCTTGGTGGATGTGAAGTACAACTATCTATCTATAATGATTCAGGATTTTGTTCTAACTGCAATGTAAGTGAAAAAGCGGTATTAAAAATGTTAAAAGAAGTAAAGGGGTTCTTTGATTATGAACAAGACTAAGCCAAAAAGAATTTGTGCTATAGATGCAAGCACAAATAGTCTTGCCTTTGCTATTTACATTGATGATAAATTAGACAGTGTTGGCAAGATTAACTTTGAGGGTAAAGACATATATGAAAAAGTAGGGGATGCTGCTATTAAGACTAGGGCATTCTTTAATAATTTTATTAATGTTGATGCTATTGTTATTGAGCATACCGTTTTTATGAACAGTCCTAAGACTGCTGCAGATCTTGCACTTGTTCAGGGAGCACTGCTTGGTGCTGCTGCAATGTGCGGTATTCGGACGGTAGGCAAGGTATCTCCAATAACATGGCAGAACTACCTTGGCAATAAAAGACTATCTAAGGAAGAACAACAGCAAGTAAGGGTTGCAAACCCTGGAAAGTCTTTATCTTGGTATAAAACATATGAGCGTGATTTTAGAAAGAAAAGAACAACTAAACTGCTTGACATTGTTTATGATAAAAAAATAGAAGATTATGATGTTGCAGATGCTGCTGGTATTGGACATTGGGCTATTCATAACTGGGATAAAGCAATAGGAAATGTTTAATGGATAGAGATACTTTTAGTTTTAAAGAAGAAGATGAAAAAGTTATTTTAACAGTCAATACGCTTGTGCCAACAAAGTGGTTATTGGTAGATAGAGAAACGGGTCAAGTTTATCAAGGACATCCACAAGGATATTGGGATAAACTAAAAACAGTAGAAAGAGATAATAAATAATGCCAGAGTTAAATGCAAACATACCACCCATTGAATGCTATGTACGTGGTAATTTCTTAAGAGATCAGTTAGATAGTCATGATCAGTATTTTCCATGTGTAATCTTTGGAGTGTCAAGTATTAAAGCAAGAAGCCCACTGTTTCATTTTATGATGGAAGATGGCGGTATTTGGTGGCGAATGCCAATAAATGCTTTTTGCGCTAAGCCAGGAGTTGCAGAAGAACCAATTCATAATCTTGTTCTATGGAATTCTTTTAGCCCACATGTTTCTGTTACAAAATTTCAAGCATTAAGCAATATGAGAATGTCCTACCTTGACAGAAACAAAAATACTATTCCTGGAACATACTTGTTTACTTTAGATTGGCATAGCCCAGAAACAAATATACTAGATGATGGGTATTCTGAAAACCCAGGACAGCACAAATGTGGCCACGTTATTCAAAGAGATGACGGAAATTTTGCGGTACAGCCAAACAACAGGGTAAGAATTAAAGAGCCATCATTTGTTACCAAGAAAGACCTAGTTATAAATAGATTAATCAATACAAATAAGTGGGATGTTGAAAGTTACGATAAATGGATACTTGAAGACTCTAATGCCTATAATTATGATGTTATTGATACGGAAGTTGACAAATAACACTATGGCTGGTAAACTATATACATCGGAAGTCTATATGCGTAAACGCTATGTTATGGATAAAAAGACTCCAGAAGAGATTGCAAAGGAGTGTGGATGCACAGTGGAGACTGTCTATGTATACCTTGCAAAATTTGGATTAAGGAAGAGTAAAAGATGAGCGACAACTTAAACATAACCGTTGATCAGGTAAATCATCCTGCCCATTACACAACAGATCCTTCTGGCGTAGAGTGCTTGGAAATTACTCGTCATCGTAATTTTAATATTGGCAATGCTTTTAAATACTTATGGCGAGCAGGTCTAAAGGATGAAGCAAAAACAATTCAAGATTTAGAAAAAGCAATCTTTTATATTAAAGATGAAATAAACAGACTAGAAGGCAAATATGTCAACTGAAGTAGATTTAATTAATCATCTTGATGAAATGAACAGAGTTGTTACTGAGTACTTAAAAGGTAGCGACCCAACTAAGATTGCTAAAGATCTATCAATAGCAAGAGTAAGAGTAGTTGCACATCTTGACGAATGGAAAGAGTCTGCATCAAACAACTCTGCAATTCGTGCTCGTGCAAAAGATGCTTTGGCTGGAGCAGATGCACACTATAGCAAGTTAATCTCTAAGTCATATGAAGTTATTGATGAAGCATCTATGACTAATAATCTTAGTGCAAAGACTGCAGCAATTAAACTTGTAATGGATATTGAATCAAAGCGTATTGATATGCTACAAAAAGCAGGTCTGCTTGAAAACAAAGAGTTGGCTGAAGAAATTGTAGAAATAGAAAAAAGACAAGAGATACTTGTTGGAATCTTAAGAGACATCGCCTCATCACATCCAGAAGTTCGTGACCTAATTATGCAACGGCTTTCTGCTCTTGCAAAAGAAGGAGAAGTGATTACAGTTGTCCACACTGTTCAATGATTTCCTAGAAGTACTTAAGGAAAACAACTTTGACGAAATACCTGTAGATGCAAAGACATTTGTTGAGTCTACAGACTTTCTTGGTCAACCACCATTATCTACAATTCAATATGACATTGTTGAAGCAATGAGTCAGATATATAAAAAAGAAGACTTGCAAGATTTATTAGGAGACATAGATGGGGCAAAATACTATGACAAATATACCAAAAATGAAATCATCCTACAGTTGGGCAAAGGTAGTGGCAAAGACTTTGTTTCCACTGTTGCTTGTGCTTATGTTGTTTATAAGTTACTTTGCCTTAAAGACCCTGCCAGATATTTTGGAAAGCCAAGCGGAGACGCTATAGATATTATTAACGTTGCAGTAAAT